AATAACCCCACTACTATGGTATCATGTCTACCTGACAAGCTTATGCTTGTTTTTCTAGATGGCTACAATTTATTGTAACCTGCTCGCGCTCGAGGCAGACCATCGAAAGAGAGCGTTTATGGATACATTCTTGTATCCATAAATTGACATGTAATGGCTATCTCTATATACAGTGTATATACAGATATAAAGTACTGGAGCTCATGTATGTCATGAAATGAGCCGTACGTGGTCGCACAAGGTGGCGACCTATTTCTATTGAAATAAAGAAGGTAATCGGATTTTACAGGGTGCTCTTTTAGGAGTGCCAAACCCCCCTATTTTATTTATTTATTACAAGGCGGCCGTATACCGGATTTCTTACCGTATCAATTAGAATGTATCTCCCTTAGCTATACTTTTAGCTATGAAAACTCGTATGGAGAGTGAGAACGAGACGCACTGCATTAATTACTTGTTTGCTATAGTTCGTAGCAGATTAAAGCTTGTAGTGTGTACACCTTGCCCATGATAATGGGTCCACGATCTTGAACAATCGTGACATCACTTTGCATTTACTCGTGCACTGTGATTATTAATGAGTTGCTGAACACAAAGGGGACAGCCCTAAAACTGAAACTAGTGGTCGTAAACAATCTGTGGGAGAAATCTCATGGGATTGGGATGTCATGCCAGGACTCTGTCCTGATATTGATGAAGCAAGAGAGAGAGAAGCACGTAAACTTTTACGTAATGATCCCGAATTGCGAAAGACGGAGATGATTGTTAAATCGAGAAGTGATCTTGAATTAACAAAGAATGGACTTTTTAGGACGGATGCAGAGATTCTCGGAATACATAAAGCTCAAGTAGCTGCACGTAAGCGGAGAAACAATGCTGCCAAGAAAGAAAGGAAGAGGGACGAAGTCGCTTTGACACGAAAACTAAAGAAAGAGAGGAATCGCAAACAACATATTGATGAATGTGATCTCCCACCTGAAGTGAATTTTGTGCCAAAAACTAAAATGAAGAAGCCGCGCGCAAAGACAATTGCTGTCGATAAGAATGGGCGAACTGCAGCTGAGAAGCAGGAGTTTGCTGATGCTGTGCGTAAGGAAAAGTTGCGGAAAAAACGTTTGAAGGACAAACGACGTGCTGAACGTAAGTTCAACGCTGAGACTCCCAATCCCTTAGCAGAGGCGGGTTTTGACACCGATATCGAAGCCTTATTGACTTATGCTCTTCCCGAGCTGGATAAGCATACACTCAATTTGGCTGGACAACACAAAGTTATTGTTCAAACTGTATTGTTTATGATTCAGATGTGGAAGTCTAACGATGCAAGTACTGATAGGTTAAATACCTGGCAGTTTATGTTAGCACTCGGAGACGAGGGTTTTGTTGAATTTCCACCTGAGGTTTCAGCAGCGTTTACTGTTTTACAAGCGTGTCGTTCGCGTATGCGAAACCCGAAGACTGAAAGCTGGAGTGACACATTGATGTCTGCTACAGATAAGATTGGAGACATTGCGCGTACTGAAGTGATTCAAGCACTTCGTATGATAGCATTAACTGTTGTCTCATGGAAATTCTTGCCAAAAGAACTTGCAGGACGTGCGAAGCTGTTCCTTGGTAAAGTAATATTGCCCAAGAACTTGCCTGAGGCGATTGAACTGATTTTGAAGTCTGTTGCACGATTGTTGAAGGCCGTTGAAGCCTGGTTTGCTGGAGCACCTTTTTCAAAGATCTTCTCTACGGATGATCCTAAGAGAGCTGCGATAGATAAAGCACATCTTTTGTTATTACAGCAAGATAAGTTTTACTATGGCTTACCTGTTAAAGGTAGGTATAGTGCTATCAACTTCATGAGAGAATCAGAGGAGGTTTTGGATGTACTCCAACATTATGTTAAGAATGCAACTGCCTTTAATGGACTCGAAGATGTGAGTAGGCCATACAATCAATTATACACTTTAGTTGAAGAGGTCAAGATGGAACTTCTTAGTGGCGCACGACCGATGCCATTGGGATTTGTCGTAAGTGGCGATCCAGGTATTGGTAAGTCATACATTATGGATGCCGTTAAGAACATGATTTGTAACACAATGGGAATCACTTATAGTGATGACATGGTGTTTCAACGTGTGCTTGGCTCACCATATTTTGATCAATTCAAGACGTGGCAACACCAGATTATTCACTATAGTGAACCTGGGTGTGAGACAGATCAGGTTGCTATTTCTGATTCAAGTCAGTTGAGGGAATTACTATCCTTGATGGACACAAGTCCTTATGTTTTGAACATGTCTGGTACTGGTGGTACTGTTAAGGGGAAAACGTTTGCGCGCCCACTTGCTGTAATAGCGGATACCAATAATGCGAATATGAATTTTGACGTGTTATTTAAAAACCCTGCGGCCTTTTGGCGGCGTTTTATTTTTATAGCGTGTATAGTCAAAGAGCAATATCGTATGTTGGGATCACATGCGCTCGATAAGAACTCCTTAGGAGATGATTGGGATAAGTGGCACTTTGAGGTCATATTACGTATTCCTGATGGGGTATCTAAGTATCACGAGAGAAGACTCATGAGCTACACTGATGATGATAGTAACTTACAGGGTTTACTCAAGCTTTTGAGTATGCTTGTCGTTGATCATGTTGTGGCACAAACCGAGCATTCTAAGCGCATAAGCAATCTACCACAAGTGGTAGATCGTCTTATGCACTCAAAAACTGTGACAGAGGATATGAAGAAGTTGATACTGCCAAAGTTGAATGCAAGACGAACCGCAGCGCGACACGAGGTTACACCAAGTGTTATGGAGGCTTATGGGCTTAGGAAAAGCGCAGCAGATGAGAAGGAAGAACGTGATCATGATTTGATTGACAATTTGCTTGTTTCAAATTTTGATGATTTTGATTTCAAGTATAATGATGAAGGAGAAGTCCTGATGCCTGATTTAGTGGACATCACTGATGAGTTCACTGATAACGATATTTTTGATTCCTATGATTATAAAAACAGTATTTACGAATTTGATGCTGCACCACGCAGCGAATCTGGGTTTTATCAGGGTCGACTTAGCGATCACGGTGATATTTCACAATATCGTAGGCCTGTGTATGCCCATGGTGGCTTTCATGGTCCCCCACTTCGTCGCTCACCAACTCTTACTATTGTGGATAAAGTGCGGCATCATATTATAGGCATGATTCCAGTCTCTTTGGATGTCTGGTACAATGCCGTGTCGTTGCTCTTTGGTGTGTTGGTCTATCTTCTTGCTATGTTTAGTGGCACACGAATTCAATTTGCTGGCATAACTTTCTCAGTATTTGTCATGTTTGTTTCCTGGACATGGGCTATATTTCCATCCGCCGTTGCATTATGGGCGTTTTCGCGCCTGAATCTGAAACGGATGATGCGAGCTCACATGAACAGAGAAATGGCATCGCTGAAGAAGCGTGTTGTACAGAAGGCGTATAGTCTTTCTAATTCCGTTATGGAGTTTGGCCGATATATGACTTTATCACAGACAAAGGGAATACGTGTGTTACATCTTTATGTGCTCATATCCACGGTTGGATATGTCCTTGGCAAACTTTATAAAATGCGGAAGTCAAAAACTGCGTTCAGTGAAGGCGCTAAGGAAGATGTCGAGGAATTTGAGGATAACATGTCTTTTGGTAAGTCTGTGAAACGCGTTAATATCGCTGGGACTAATAGCTGGAATGATATGTATGTACCAATTACTCCATCTGTTCACAAGAGTGACATTTCAAAATTGGTTTCCAAGGTTATTCGTAATACACGTCTAGCTGTGTTAACTGATCATGCCACTACAAAACGAGTTCGCACCCATATTTTGGGTGTATGTGGGAACGTGGCACTTATCAACAAACATGCTTACAGAGCATTACCTGATAGTTTCATCGTCAGTGTCCCAGCAAATAGTTCTGGAACACACTATTTTGACACAACTGTCCATAAGCATGACATAGTGAGTGTTAGTGGTGATATTCATATGTTGCAATTGCATTCTGTCCAATTTAAGGACATACTAGTGCATATTGCAAATGAAACAATTGATTTGTCAAACTGCAGAGGTTTTATTGGTGATGATGAAATTAGAGCTACGTATGACCCTGCTATCTTGTCGATTGATAACTCAAATACTGAAGAGGTATTTGCTATTGATGGATACTTTCAATATAACTGGAAGAACCATCGCATTGGACAGTGCGGCAAACCACTTATCTTACAAAGAGACAGTGGTTCAAGCATCGTGGGTATTCATACTGCTGGCTTGTCTGGTGTAGGTTACTCATCTGTGCTATTGCGCCCTGCTGTGGAGGAGGCTCTAAGAGAACTTCGTAGTAAACGTCTATTTAGTATTGGCAGTGAGTGTGAAGAGATTTATGGCAATGAGCCACATAGAAAATCACTCGTTCACTTCGAAGAGTTAGGAGGAATCAAGTATTATGGTAGTACACATCAGCCCCTGATGAGACAAAAGAGTAAGTTGACGCAGAGTATTTTTGCAGACACACTGTCTGATGCGTTTTACACAATTATGGGCTATGTACCTAGTGAACGATATGGACCACCAACAATGCAGCCTATAGGTTCGGGAAAGAATTTCCGTTCTCCATGGAACAATAACATTAGGAAAGCGGCTGTAGAGCGTGTAGGTCTTGATACTGAGATCCTGGATGAAATAGCGGATGAGCTATTTGCACACATATCTAGCATGCTTGACGAGCGTGATGTGCAAAAGATACAGCCATTGAAAGTGGAGTATGCAGTGAATGGTTGTCTCGGCGATAGTTATTTGAGACCCATTGATATGTCCAAAGCAGCGGGCTATGGAACGCCTGGTGCGAAACGTAATTATGCCATGTGTGATTCAGAACCAGGAGATCGAAATCACTTTATCTTGAATGAAGAAATTTATGCAGAGATAAAGGAGATTTATGATCTCTATAGCAAGGGTCAATGTTATGGGCCAGTATTTAATGCTGCGCTTAAGGATGAGCCAAGATTGTGGCGTAAGGTATATAATGCGGAGACACGTGTTTTCTTTGCAATGCCAATGGCCTTTCTTGTTGTGCAACGCCAATTGTTAGGACCATTGTACACTCTTATGTGTCAACATAATGAATGCTTTCAAACTGCTGTTGGTATTGATATGCACAAGCAATCACATACGTTGTTTTCATCGTTGACGGATTTCTCTAAGTATATTATTGAGGGCGACTATAGTGGATTCGATGTATCCAATCCCTTCGGTATTGGGATGGCAGCGAATGAAGTTACATTGAGGTTGCTCAAACATTTGGGATATGATGAACGACATTTGCATCTGGCCTCAATGGTCTTATCTGACAACTTGTTTACACGAGTTTCTATGGTTGGTGAGATGTTTTTGATGCCTGCTATTCAACCAAGTGGAAAATATGGCACTGCTGAGGACAATTCGTTACGAAATACAGTTATGCAGATGTACATTTTTAAATCCACTCCGGGGTGTCGACATCTCAAGTATTTTGAGCACTGTTTACCTGTG